AGAATAGATCACAGTTATACTGGTTATACTTATGGTTTGTTGATTGAAGAACAGAGAACTAACGTTTTTTCATCTAGTCAAGAAATGAATGTAAGATTTAGTGCTTCAAGTTTTGTTGGATGGACAGCAAATGCTGGTGCTACTTTATTATCTACTATTGATGGAAATACTGGATTGGATACTACATTTACAGCAGACAGAGCAGTCCCTGTAGAAGCATATGGTCAAAAAACTAATAATCTTGGTTATAGTTCTACTAATTTAAGAACGTATTATTCTCTATACGCAAAAGCAGCAGAACTTACAAAAATTTATATGGGTGATCAAGGCAATGGAAGATTTCAAATTAGAGTTGGAGTTACTGCAGGTAATTTAATTTTTTCTAGTCTTAATAATGCTAACGAACAATATATTTCAATTGAAAGAACAAAAAATGATTGGTTTAGAATTGGAGTAAATGGCAATTTAGCTAATAATGTGGCATGGACACCAGTGCCTTATCCTGATGGTGCAACTGTATTTACTAATTTTTCACCATTCTTTGGAAATTGCGCTGGATTTGGTATGTGGATATGGGGATGTCAAGCTGAATTTGGTGATCCAGGTAGAATGTATCCCACATCTTATATACGAGTTCCTCCTAATACATCAGGTACACCAAGCGTAAGTGTAACGAGATCACAAGATGAAATAACAATCAGTGGCACTGGTCCAACAAATACAATATGGTTGAAAGAACCAGGGTCACTTTATGTTGAATATTACAGGAGAGAAGGAAGAGGAGCAAGTGCACACACAGTAATTTCTACTGATAATGTTTCTCAAAGATTTATATGCATTGAGCATACCCCAAGTGGAAATACAGGTACATTAAGATGGGGAACAAATTCTTTTTCACTTACTGGTGGTGTTACAGGTTTAAATAAAGCAGCATTTACAATAAATGGGAGTACTGCAAGTTTAGTTCAATTTGCCTTTAATGGAAGAATTTCTGGTACTACTGCAACTGATTTGATTCCAGCAAACATTCAATGGCTGACTCTAGGTGCAAAAAGCACTTCAATAAATTCAGGGTTTTCAGATTACTTCAATAGTTCTATTGCAAAAATTAGATATTATCCAAGAGTTCTTACATCATCTGAATTACAGGAGATAACAAGAAATGCCTGATTATTATCTAAGAGCGGATACAAAAGAGGAAGTAGAAAGTAAATTAATTGGTAGTGGTCTTGCATATATAGCAAAAGGTGCTGATGGAAGTGAATGGATTTCACCATCTGCTGGTGTTGTAATTGATCATTTAGGCCCTTATATAATAAATAAAGTAGAATTTGATGAAAATGGTAATTTTATACCACCTGTTGTAAAAGATAATAGATGGCACACAAATATTAGAACTAAATTTGAGTTAAATGAAGCACAAAAATTCTATTTACCGTTGATAGATCCACCCACCACACCAAATAGAGTATTTGCATAAATAATTAAGGAATCATATGGCACAATCATATAAAAGTTTTGGAACAATTTTGGGAACAACAAGTGCAACTACTATATATCCTGGTGTTGCTGGAACTGCAATAGTAAATGGTATTGTTTTGAGTAATGTAAATAGTTTAAACAATACCACGGCAACAATTGAATTGGTAAAGGGGTCTACCGCTTATTCGTTGATAACTGGTGTTGCGATTCCATTTGCTTCTTCTCTTCAAGCTATCGATTCTCCTGTTGTTTTAGAATCTTCAAATACTTTACGAGCATCAGCAGGAATTTCAAATTATATTCATGTTGTAGTTTCTGTATTAGAAATAACTTAAAGCCATGATTGACTTTCCAAATTCTCCAACTCTAAATCAAACCTATACCTTTAATGGTCTTACATGGCAATGGAATGGGTCTGCTTGGATTTCAATTGGTAGTGGAATAACTTACGCTACAGTAAGTCAAGCAGCAGCATTCAGCATAATATTATCATAAATATTTCAGAGGATTTTATCTTGGCAGCACCAAATATACTAAATGTCAGTTCAATAATTGGAAAAACAACAGCAGTTACTCTTGGAACAACTGGGGCTACCAATATTTTAAGCAATGCTTCTGGTTCCAATAAAGTTTTTAAAGTTAATTCTATTGTTGCTGCTAATATTGATGGGACAAACAATGCTTCAATTACTTTAAACTATTATTCAGCAGCAAATGCTGGTGGCACTGGAACTTCCTTGGCATTTACCGTCGTAGTCCCAGCAGATGCAAGTTTAGTTTTGTTGGATAAAAATAGTTTTTTGTATTTGGAAGAAGATAAATCCTTGGGAGCAATTGCAAGTGCTGCGAATGATATATCGATTGTTTGTTCTTACGAGGAAATTTCCTGATGACTCGTTGGAATGGGAGTTATATAGGAACATTACAAAATACCTCAGAAACTTCTGCTGGTGGTATTTGGAATCGTAAAAGACAAACTTTAGCTAAACAAAATAATGTTTGGCCACTTGAATCTGTACAAAGTTATCAAATTGAATATCTTGTCATAGCAGGTGGTGGTGGTGGATATGGTGCAAACAATACCATTGGTGGACCCGCTGGTGGTGCTGGTGGTTATTTAACGGCAACTGGCTACACATTAATTTCTGGTAATGTGGTTACTGTAATTGTTGGTGCGGGGGGTGCAGGTGGAACTTCCCATACAAAGGGCTCAGATTCTTCATTGAGTGGAATTGGTATCACTACAATTACTAGTTTTGGTGGTGGTCGCGCAGGTGAAACAGGCGGTTCTGGTGGTGGTGGTGGTTACGGTGGTGGTGCTGGAGCAGCTGGTGTTATCGGACAGGGAAACAGCGGTGGAAATGGTGCTGCAGGTTATCCCGGTGGTGGTGGTGGCGGTGGTGGCGCTGGTAGCTCTGGTTCATCACCACCGAACGGTATAGGTGGTACTGGTGGGGCTGGATTGGCTAGCAGTATCACTGGTACTAGCATCATGCGAGCTGGTGGTGGTGGTGGTGCCGTTCCTTTTGGTAGTGCAGAGCCACCGGGTCCTGGTGGTACAGGTGGAGGTGGTAACGGAGGAAATCAAAGCATACCTTCAACCGCTGGTGCAGTAAATACCGGGGGTGGAGGTGGAGCGGGTGCATATTACGGAGGTGCAAATGGTGGTCCTGGAAGAGCTGGTGGATCTGGTGTAGTTATTCTTCGTATCCCAACTGCTAATTTTAGCGGCACATATACTAACGCAACAGAAACTACGGTCGGCTCTTTTAAAATATTGACATTTAATTCTTCTGGATCTTATACGGCATAATATTATGGCTCACTTTGCAGAAATAGATTCAAATAATAGAGTTCTTAGAGTGATTGTAGTTGCTAATGATTTGGAATTCATTGGTTCTCAATGGTGTCATGATAATTTTGGTGGAACTTGGATTCAAACTTCATATAATAAAAATATGCGTAAAAATTATGCTGGTATTGGTTATTATTATGATAAATATCGTGATGCCTTTATTCCACCCCAACCATTCATATCTTGGATATTTGATGAAGAAACTTGTAATTGGAAACCACCAATTCCATATCCCAATGATGGTAAGTATTATATTTGGAATGAAAGTATGCAAAATTGGGAATTAAAATCTTGACAATATACTAATTTTATGTATATTTAAATCATGAGTCTCAAAGTATTCAAAGTAGAACCAGACGCACAGATTCCAAATTATCAAACTCGCAAAGCAGCCTGCTTTGACCTATCAGCATATATTCCATCCAACTCAAAGGTAAACATCTGGGCTGGAAAGACTCAAAGAGAATTCAGAGTAGAACATGATGGTTCAAATGGAAAGTCTTATATTTCCATCGCACCAAACGAAAGAGCCATGATTCGCACAGGATTGATCTTTGATCTCCCTGAAGGATATTCTATGCGCATTCACCCAAGGTCTGGAATGGCCTTGAAGTATGGATTGATTCTTGCCAACTGTGAGGGTGTTATTGACGAGGATTATGTCAATGAAACCCAGATAATTGTTCTCAATAGTTCAGACGAGATTATGAAAGTCTATCATGGAGATAGGATTGCTCAGGGTGAATTGGTACGATATGAGCAATTTGATATTGAAGAAACTTGGGAACAACCCACACAGAAATCAAACCGTGTTGGTGGCTTTGGAAGTACTGGAAAAAATTAATCTGTTTCTGCTTGTAGATCAGAACTAGAAAGAACCTTATTCCAATACTTGAAAGAACTTATTGTCCCATTCATATGTCTTGTGAATGAAGATGTATCAATGTCTCCTGGGAATAGATTGCTTTCTCCAGCACAACAGCCCAGTGTAAACCAATCTCCATACGATCCAGTTCCCAAATTTGATATATTACCAATAGTAAAGTAGGTTAAACCACCATTTAGTGATGCGGTTATGCCTGCATCAGATCCTCTTACATAAGAGAACGCCAATTTATTTGCACTCTTTAGACCTGGAATTGTAACTGTTTTTGATTGTGAACCAAAAATTAAATTTTGCGTTCCGCCAGTGTATCCAACAAACAATGTCTTATTTGTTAGTGATGAAGTTGATAAAAGAATTTGTCTATTTAAAGAAGTACCAGAAATATCCGGTATAGTGTTAAATTCTAGTGCAAATGTACCAGATGCACCGGAGAACCAAGAAGTCAATCCTGTTTGTTGATAGACATTATCGGCATTTCTTGTTACTGTTGTAAATGATGGTGCAGAAATAAAACTTGATGCAGAGTTTCCTCTTTCATATTGTGCACCCCAAATATAGATGGAATCACCAGTTCCGACTTGGGCATTTCCATATGCAGCACCTTTATAATAATTTATTGCAACTCTAAAAATAATATTTGACCAATTAGTTGTTATAAATGGTGGTTGTGGGGTCCATTCAATTCGTGTCCATTCTGTTGTACTCAAACCTACAACACCCTTCCAATTAAGTTCTCCTGTTGGACTATTTTCTATTGATCCCGGACCACTTACGACACGTAGATTGCATGGTATTGTTATTTGATTGCCTGCGCAGGTTCCAACAACATTTATTGTTCCAGAAGTTGCTGTTCTTGCTCGTAACCATACGGAACCAGCATAAAAGTCATTGGCGGTTACACCTGATGTAGTAATTGTAGAAAATGCCCAAGCAAATGGAACTGCAGCAGGTGATTGTAAATATATGGGATAGTTTGCAGCAGAAAGTCCATTTGGTGCAAAAATTGTAGAATCAACAGTTCTTGTGCAGTTTGTTAAAGTCCATCCACCAGAAGTCCCTGGAGGTGTTATAGCAAATCCTTCATTATATCGAAGATAATTTGTTCTTGATGGTTCGATTACGAGTCCCTGTGGAGCTTGTGACCAAACATTGAATCTTGGTGTATTTCCACCAACTGTTTGTACTAAACCAGTAAGGCCCAAATATGTGGCAGAACCACTTCTCAAGAAAGAGAATTGGGTTCCTAAAGTACCCCCATCAAAATTTACATAGAGTATATAAGATGTATTTCCGGGTGTAAATGGAGTTACTGTTGTTATTGGTGCACTTCCACCATCATATGAGGCATAATCAAGCATCATAATGGAATCTTGGAATGAGATGTTATTCATCACCATTCCATTGTTCACATTCTCCCAAAGTTGCATGGTATCATTCCATCGGAATGGCCCCATTGGGGTGTTTACAAGTCTTCCACCGTAGCCAGCCATGGTTTGTTCCTGCATGCTGGCAAAAAATGTGTCCATTATCTTCTTTACGCCCATTTGTTTCCTCTATAGGATTATTTATCTTCTGATTTGGGTGGTGTTTTGATTAAAAATTTTCTAACTTCTTTCCAAATAAACCAAACTGCAATCATGCAAATTATCACATACCAGAAAGACCATTCAGAAGCCTGACTGGGGCTTCCAAAAAATGGTTCCTTCAGGACGCTATGAATTGGGTTTCCCTTCTTGTCTAAAGGAGAGATAATTTGGGGTGTGGTGCAGGAAGCGAGCAACAATAATGGTAAAAGATATTTCATGACTTATTTGCTCCTGCGGCTGTTCCAAAGTAAAATCCTACCACTGCCAAAAGAACTTGACGATTTTCTTCAGCAAACAGATATCCTGGAATTTCTACAAAATACTTTTTGGTTGTTTCAGGAATCATTCCAAAGAAACTTGAAGGTTGTGTTTGAGTAAATTCAGCAAATGTCGAAATTCCAAAGAAAGGAAGAACAAATGGGGCTGCTACCACGGCAAACAAGCATGCAAGAACAATTATTCGTCTAACATTCTTGCCCATATCAAGTGGAACTCTTTGAGCAGCCTTGTCTTGATTGTCTGTGGTTTGCTTGTTGGCTCCCATGGCCATTTCAAACATTTCCTTGCGATCTTGGGCCTGTTGAGCCCAATAACGGAATAGGAATCCTGTGACCCCTCCACCTAATAATGATATTAATTCTGTTGGCATAAAATCCTCAATTCTTTTGTTGTGAAAGTTGCATTTCTATAGAATCACGAATAGATTCAAAATTATTCATGGCTTCTTCCTGAGCTTCACTTGGAATTTCAAAATCACGATGCCATTGAACCAAGATAAAACCTACGTTCGCACCCTTATTTTTTAATGGTAAACATGAATATTGGGAAACATTTTCATCTTCAAAAAAGCCCTTCACATAACTGTGTGGGAGCATATTTGCATGATGAATGGTGCTTTTATTTTCCACAATCTTTGTCAATAAGGGAATATACATTGAACACAGATTTCCCTTGAGTTTCATTACCTGTGATGTATATCCCTTGTGTGTTGATTCGTGAGTAACGGAGAATTTGCGCATTGAAATTCCATCCATTGTGTACTCACCATTATGGAACTGAATTATGCTGGCTCTCATGGCAGTATTTTTAATTCTAAGTTCCGTAAGAAGTTCATGAATTTCTGTGTGAACTTCTATAAAATTATCATCTTTCTTTTTTCCTTGCCAAAATTTTACGATTCCCCAAACGACCCCTAGGGTTCCTGCGACTACTAATGTTGTGGCTTCAAGAAATTTGGTAGGGTCTATTAGGGAAATAAGGTACATCTTAATGAAACTCCGGGATGACTTTAATATTTATATTCTTGACACCATGGCTTGTGGTGCTATACTAAGGCATATGACAAGAGAAGAACTATTCCGATTACACGAAGAAATTTGCACTGGTGCCAAAGAATTAATGAAGAAAAAGAATGCAGATTATGCCTGCAGTACTGATCCTTTCATGAATTTTCGACGCGCCGAGTTTTTGGGTTTCAGCACGGCTGAAATGGGCGTTTTGATTCGGATGACGGATAAGATGTCCAGAATTTCCACATTCTTGAACCGTGGCCAACTCTCTTTGGAAAATGAGAGTGTTTATGACGCAATTGTTGACATGATTAACTATAGTGTCATACTTGCTGGTCTACTCAAGGACAGGGAAACAAACAAGCCACAATGAAATTTTATACTGCCTGCGCAATCAAGGGCAACAAGATTCTTGTAAGAGGGTATAAGGACGGAGTTCGGTTTACCGACTCCGTTTCCTTTAAGCCATCTTTGTTCATCAAATCTGACAAGGAAACCAAGTACAAGACTCTCAATGGCATTGGTGTCAAGAGAATGGTCTTTGACACCCTCTATGACTGCAGGGAGTTCTTGAAGCAATATGAGGACTTGAATGATTCGCCAATTTACGGAAATACTGATTTCGTCACTCAATATCTCTTGGAGACTTACGAGAGTGAGGTGGTATACGATCTTTCCCAAATCAAGATAGCCTACTTTGACATTGAGACAGAGACTGAAGGGGGTTTCCCAGATCTTCGCAATCCAAATGAGAAGATCAATATCATCGGTGTTAGAATATCCGGCGTCAACTATGCCATTACTGAGAAGCAAGTCTCCATTCCCAACTGCAAACTTATTCTAGTTTCGTCCGAGAAAGAACTTATTCAAAAGTTCTTTGAGTTGCTTCGCAAAGAAGACATTGACGTACTTACTGGATGGAACGTCAAACTCTTTGATATTCCTTACATCATTGGTAGGGCTCGCTTGTTCTTCGATGACAAGGAGATTCAGTCTTGGCTTCCTTTCAATCTAATGAAAGAGCGTGAGACAAACATTGGTGGAACTGATTACAGATTGTTTGAGTTTCCGGGATATACCACGCTTGACTACATGGATCTCTACAAGAAGTTCTCTGGAACAAGCCAAGAGAGTTATGCCCTAAATTTTATTGCCAAAGCGGAGTTGGATGAACAGAAACTGGATTACGCGGAGTATGGCTCATTGCGTGAGTTTTACACCAAGGACTTCCAGAGATTTGCGGAGTATAACATTCAAGACGTTGAACTCGTTGAAAAACTAGACAACAAACTTAGACTGATTGACTTGGCTATTTCGATTGCATATGAAGCCAAGATTCCATTTGATGTTGTGTTCTTTGCCACAAGAATCTGGGGAACGATCTGCTGCGACTATCTTCTTCGCAAGGATATCATCCCACCAATACAGACTTCATATGCCAAGGATGACCAGTTTGTAGGTGCATATGTCAAGGATGTTGCCCCAGGTTTGTACAAAAATGTAGTGAGCTTCGATGCCACAAGCCTGTATCCCAGCATCATAATGGGGTGGAATATTTCTCCCGAGACTTGCATAAAGAAAGATGCATCTTTAAGTGCAGATGATTTCTTGAGAAGCAAGAAAAAACAAATTCCTTCTTTGGTTGAAGAAGCGTCAAAGCAAAATGCTTGTCTGTCATGCAACGGATCCATGTTTACGAATAATATTCGTGGATTTATTCCTATTCTGATTGAACGTACATTCAATCAGAGAAAGGAAGCCAAGAACAAGATGTTGGAGTTGGAGAAGGAGTATGAGCATTCCAAGGATGCCAATCTTCTTCCACGCATTGCGGCATTGAAGATTCGTCAATCAGTCAAGAAGATTTTGGCAAACAGTCTTTATGGTTGCTTGGGAAACCCAGCGTTCATATATTCGTCACCTGAATTGGCAACTGCAGTTACTGTTACGGGTCAGGTAATCATTCGGACTGCAGAGAACTGCATGAATGGTTACATTCGCCATTTGACCAAGGACAATTACAAGGATTATGTCCTTGCCGTGGATACGGATTCTGTCTATCTGAATCTTGACGATATCATTACTCAAATTCAGCAAAAGACCCAGATCACGGACATCACCGATTTCGTTGACAAGATCTGTGAACAAAAGATTCAACCAGAACTCAAGAAAGAAATGGATCTTCTCACAAAAACATTGAATTGCTCTGAGAACAAGATCTTCTTCAAGCGTGAAGCAATTGCTTCCGCTGGAATGTTCATTGCCAAGAAGCGGTATGCTCTGCTTGTGCAGGATCTTGAAGGCATTCGCTTTGAAGAACCCAAACTGAAGATCATGGGTCTGGAAACTGCACGAAGCAGCACACCAGCAATCGTTAGAAAGAAACTAAAAGACTGTATTAAGATAATTTTGACCAAAACCCCAGAGGAGCTGCGACAATATGTGAATGAATTCTATGATGAATTTATGATACTTCCTATATCTGATGTCGCAGCTCCTCGGGGAGTCAAGGGAATCAACAAGTATTCTGACAATACAAAGATTTACCAAACTGGAACACCGATTGCAACCAAGGCTGCATTGCTTTACAACAGTTACAGCAAGAAGATTGGAATTGACAAGCAGTATGCGGCAATCAAAGAAAACGACAAGATGAAGTTTGTCTTTGTGAAGATTCCAAATCCATATGGAATGGCAGGCAAAGATGCTGTAATGGGCTTCATCAATAGTCCCCCCAAGGAATTTAATCTTGAAAAATACATTGATCGCAAGAAGCAATTTGAAAAAACTTTTGGAGAGCCATTGGACAATATTTTGCAGGCAATAAATTGGAAACTAAATGCAGAGGTCTCACTTGAATCTTTCTTTGTATGATGTAGAATATAGAAAAGCAATGAATAAAATCTATAAAAAATATCAAACACCAAAAATTAAAAAAGAGTATTATCTCAACGATAATCCTTTTCATGTTCCTACACGCCCAACTTCTGTAATTCCTCAAGCAATAAAGGACTCTCTAAAGGAGAAAGATGCAAAGATTGCTGAGTTGACTGAAGAGTTGGAAGAACTCAAGAAGGAACTAGAAACCATGCGTGCCATGATGGAAGAATGTTAAGATATGGTAAAGAAAATTAAATCTAGATATGGTGATGAAAGAATTATCACACTTCTTGAAGATGGATCTTACAAAGTCGAAGGCAGGTCTTTGTACTCTCGCTTTGGCGATGGTCTATTTGATTTTGAAGGTGGGCCATGCTTTATCGTTGGTAACCGACTACTTGATGTTGAAGATGATGTAGTCATCGAATCCATCAAGATTATTCATGACACTCCTGAAGGTGTCGCTGGTTGTATTTTGTACGTAAAGGAAAATAATGTCAAAGTATCTAAAAAGTCTAATAGGAAAAATAAATAACCCAGACGCAAAGATTGTTGAAGAGGGACTGGAGGGTTCAGATGTCACTGGATTCATTGACACTGGATCTTATGTGCTAAATGCACTTCTCTCAGGAACAATCTATGGTGGTCTTCCAAACAACAAGATCTCATGCTTGGCTGGTGATCCTGCTACTGGTAAAACCTTTTATGCGATTGGTATTGCGTCACAATTCTTAAAGGACAATAAAGATGGTGTCGTGGTTTACTTTGATACCGAGCAGGCTGTAACAACCGATATGTTTAAGCAGCGTGGTATTGATACTGAAAGAGTTGCGGTGGTTCCTGTTGCAACTATTGAGGAATTCAAGACACAATCTCTGAAGATTGTAAATGACATTCTTGAACAGCCTGAAGAAGATCGCAAGCCAGTTCTATTCGTTCTTGATTCTCTTGGAATGTTGTCAACAGAGAAGGAAATGAACGACTCTGCTGAAGGCAAGAATGTCCGTGACATGACCAAGGCTCAACAGACCAAAGCAACATTTCGTGTGCTCACTCTAAAACTTGGTAAGGCTAAGATTCCCATGTTGATGACTAACCACACATATCAGGTCATTGGCGCTTATGTTCCAACCAAGGAACTTGGTGGTGGTATTGGTTTGAAGTATGCTGCAAGCAATATTCTAACACTTTCCAAGAGCAAGGACAAGACCGATGAAGGTGTTGTTGGTATCTTCATCAAGTGCACAAACTACAAGAACAGGTTCGTAAAGGAGAACATGAATGTAGAGACTCGCTTGAATTACACTTCAGGACTAAGCCGTTATTACGGGCTGACTGAACTTGCAATAAAGTATGGTATCTTCAAGAAGGTATCTACACGAATTGAACTCCCAGATGGAAGCAAAGTATTTGAGAAAAACATCGATGACGAGCCTGAGAAATACTACACAAAAGATATCCTAGATAAGTTGGACGCAGAGATTCAAAAGGATTTCAAGTATGGACAAAACACCTAAGTTCAAGTATGTTCCTGAAGCATCTTCAGATGTGGGAGCAAATTGCCCCATTCAAATATTGGAAGGAAAATACAAGGACATCATATATCGATATGGAAAAATTTCATTAAAAGAAACAGCGAACGAAGAGATTAACGTTACAATGGAAATTGATGTATTGAAAGCACCAGAAAACTTTGATCAACAGCAAGAAGATTTTACAAATGCAGTTGGTCAAATTTTTACACAGATTGTCGAAGAGGGAATTGAACAGGAACCCGTTGATCTTGAGGACGATGTTCACCAAGATTAATGGTGGACATTTCCCATACCAAGAGTATAATTAAAACATGGAATCAGTAATTCTAAAGAACTTGGTCCTCAATGAGGACTATGCTCGCAAAGTTGTCCCATTCCTCCAAGAGGAATATTTTCACGACAAGTCCGAAAAGATAATCTTCGGTATTGTTGGTAAGTTCATTCTTAAGTACAACAACATACCAACAAAGGATGCTGTTCTTATCTCACTTGGAGATGAAAAGTCTCTGAGTGAAGTTGAATTCAAGAAATGTACGTCAATCACGGATGAGATGTACAAAGAGGGTGAGAAGTCAGACACAGCATGGCTGGTTGAGCAAACAGAAAAGTTCTGCAAGGAAAAGGCAATATACAATGGCATCATGGCATCCATTGGGATTATTGAAGGCAAGGACAAGGAAAGAACTCAGAATGCTATTCCTGAAATCATGTCAAAGGCTCTTTCTGTATCTTTTGATACTAGAGTTGGCCATGACTTTTTGGAAGATGTTGATGAGCGATATGAATATTATCACAGGGTAGAAGAAAAGGTGCCATTTGATCTTGAGATGTTCAACAAGATCACCCGTGGTGGAACTCGCAAGAAAACTCTTAATGTAGTCATGGCAGCATCCGGCGTAGGAAAAAGCGCTTTCCTGTGCCACCATGCAGCAGCATGCCTATCTCAGAATCTAAATGTGCTATACATTACTCTTGAGATGGCAGAAGAAGAGATTGCAAAGCGCATCGATGCCAATCTGTTGGACAGCGACATGCACATTCTTGAGCAGATGGCTCAAGATCAGTATGAAGCTAAGGTTGATAACTTGAAGAAGACCTGCAAAGGCAAACTCATTATAAAGGAGTATCCAACTGCTGCAGCGAATGTGACTCACTTCCGAAATCTCATTGAAGAATTAAAAATCAAGAAGAAGTTCACGCCAGATGTAATTTTTGTTGATTATCTGAATATCTGTTCATGTGCCAGGTTTAAACTTGGCAACGGAATGAACAGTTATACTTATGTCAAGGGTATTGCAGAAGAACTTCGTGGTATGGCCAAGCAATTCAATATTCCTCTGTGGACTGCAACACAGGTCAATCGTGAAGGTGCCAAGAGCAGCGACATGGAAATGACTGATACGTCAGAGAGTTTTGGTCTTCCACAGACTGCGGACTTCTTCTTTGCTCTTATTGAGAATGAGGAACTTGCAGAGGCTGGCCAACTGATGGTCAAACAATTGAAGAATCGTGGCAATGATACAACCAAGAATAGAAAGTTCTTGGTGGGCGTAAACAAGTCAAAGATGAAGTTCTATGATGTTGACAATACAAATTCAGATTTGGTGAACTCAAACCAGACCGAAGAAGAAGGGTTTGGATCCGGTTCTGATGGCCAAGGATTCAATCCAAAATTTGGAAAGAAGAGAAACAAGGCAATCAACTGGACTTTTGAAGAAGCCAAATGACGCTATATATTGATAAGAAGTTTGTCAATTTGGTATCTGGTTCACTTGAGAAGTTTAAGTGGAAGAAAGATACTCTAGCCACATGCAGGTGTTTCAAGTGTGGCGACTCACAGAAGAACAAGTCCAAGACAAGGGGATACTTCTTTGAGCACAAAGGCCATTATGTTTACAAATGCCACAATTGCGGTTTTTCTTGCAATGTATATTCTGTACTTGAAACTATTAGCCCAACGCTCGCAAAAGAATATGCATTTGAAAAATTTAAAGATTCGCATCCAAGAGAAGTTGAACCGAAACAGGAAGTTGCCCGCCAACCAGTGTTTACTGATCTCGGAACAAGGCTTGACTTACTCAATGCTGACCACAAGGCGATAAAATATGTTAAGTCCCGTGAAATCCCCAAGGAAAAGTATTGCAACTTTTATTATTGCAATAACTTTGAAAAAGTCATGCAATCCTTTGACCGTGATGGGACCAAGGAAGACAGACTCGTCATACCATTCTATAATGATTCTGGGGAGCTTATCGGAGTTCAAGGCCGCTCTCTTGACCCAACTGGCCAAGCGATCCGTTATATCACTTTGAAGCGAGAAGGCGAAGAACGCCTTTGGTACAACCTAGATAAGATAGAGCCACGGGAAACCGTGTATGTTACTGAAGGTCCAATAGACTCCATGTTCATTCCAAATGGAGTAGCAATGCAGGGTGCTGGTTGGTTGGCTGAATTGCCTGATAAATTGAAGAAGTCAAAGGTCGTGTTCATCTTTGACAACGAACCAAGAAACTTAGAAATTGTTGGTTTGATAGGAAAGTACATAGAGGCTGGACGAAATGTAGTAATCTGGCCATCTGAAATAGACAAAAAAGATATAAACGACATGGTATTGGCTTATGGAATCAATACAACCATGAAGTTAATAATCAACAATGTATATACTGGACTTGTCGCAAAAATGAAGTATACTTACTGGAAGAAGGTTTAAATGAAAGACGATAATGAGGACATGACCGAAGAAGAAATTCTCAAGGCAAGTGAAGCCTATCTCACCTTTGTTCAAAGATTTGGTGAGTATGTAAAAGAAATGAATCCTGAACTTTGGGGAAAAGCACGGGAGTATGCCGCCGACTTTACCAAGATTCCCGGTGTGACTGTTGAACTTGTTGATAAGGATGAACTTGAAGATGACACAGATGACACAAAGCGTGCGTCCGACTGATATAAAGGTTCTTGACCACGGACATGTTCAGTTGATTGATTGGATGGGTTCGGATCTTAGTATTGTCAATGCTGCAAGAGTTTCCTTCAACAAGGAAAGTTCTTGGGATTATGCTGACAGTCATGTTCCCATTCAAACTCTTCCTGAAAAGGATGCAAAACTTATCAAGTATCTTGCAAAGCATAATCATTTCACTCCATTTTGCCATGCCACTATTTCTGTGCGAGTGAAATGTCCAATCTTTGTTCGTGCCCAACTAGGTAAGCATCAGATTGGTCTGACCATGAATGAAGTCAGCCGTCGATATGTGACATTTGAGCCAGAAATTTATATTCCTCTTTGGAGATCTGCGCCTACCAATGGTGCAAAGCAAGGAAGCAGCGGAAGAATTGAAGATATGGATCTCTGTATTCGTATGCGACAGGAATATGAATCTGTTGCAAATGAATGTTTAAAACTTTACAATGATCTTCTTGCAGATGGAGTTGCACCAGAACAAGCCCGTTCCATATTGCCGCAGGGCACATATACGGAATTTGTTTGGACAGGTTCAATGTACGCATTTGCCCGTATTTATAATTTAAGAATTGATGCTCACGCACAATGGGAAATTCAAGAATATGCAAAAGCAATTGACAAAATAATTGCTCCACTTTTCCCAGTTTCGTGGCAAACTCTAACAACTAAATAAAGACACCAATAAAGAAAGGCCAATTATGCCAGAAATTTTATCACCATTCCAATCGTTTATTTTCATCTCGCGCTATTCAAGATGGCTTCCATCAGAAAATCGTAGAGAAACTTGGGATGAATGTGTCGATAGATGGTGGAATTATTTCACGGACAAGGTTCCTGCTCTAGCGGAGCGTCCAGACATCAAGAAAGCAATTTTAAATCTTGAAGTTCTTCCTTCAATGAGAAGTCTGATGACTGCTGGTCCTGCGCTTGATCATGACAACACCTGTCTTTACAACTGCTCATATTTGCCAATTGATTCAGTTGAATCATTTGCAGAACTGTTTGTCATTCTAATGAATGGAACAGGTGTTGGCTACAGTGTTGAGCGACAATACACTGACAAACTACCAAATGTCGCTAGTAAGATAGAAAAGGATTTTAATGTTGTTGTCAAAGTTGAAGATTCTAAAGAAGGTTGGGGAAACGCTCTCAAGGAAATTCTACGACATCTGTATTCGGGTCGTCACGTTAAATGGGATTTGTCCGGGATCAGACCCGCTGGAGCTAGACTTAAGACTTTTGGCGGTCGCGCTAGTGGCCCTGCTCCTCTTGATAATCTCTTTAAGTTAATAGTAAAGGTATTCTATGCAGCACAAGGAAGACGACTTACCGCTTTGGAATGTCACGATATTTGCTGTGCTATTGCTAATGCTGTTATAGTAGGTGGAGTTCGTCGTTCTGCCATGATTTCACTCAGCGATCTTTCTGATCGTGAGATGGCTCTATGCAAGAGCGGAGCATGGTGGGAGCAGGCTGGTTTCCGTTCTTATGCCAACAACTCTGCAGTTTACCGTGGTCGCCCACCCATGGGTCAATTCCTTGAGGAATGGACTTCGCTTTACAACAGCCATAGTGGTGAGCGAGGAATGATCAATCGCAAGGCTCTCCAAGAGCAAGCAGCCAAATGGGGCCGTGATCTTGATTGCGAGTACGGAACCAATCCATGCTCGGAGATCATTCTGAAGCCATTTGAGTTCTGCAATCTTTCAACCGTTGTTGTTCGTCCAGATGACACAGCAGCAACACTGAAGAAAAAGATTGAGATGGCCACGATCATTGGCACTGTTCAATCTACATTTACTAAATTCCCATATCTTCGCCCTGAGTGGAAGAAGAACTGCGAAGACGAGAGACTTCTTGGTGTCAGCATGACTGGTATCTATGACAACAAGTTAACCAGTGGTCTTGAAGGCAAGCCAAAACTTATTCGTTTGCTTGAATCACTCAGAGATCATGCCACCGCAACCAATCTGCAATGGGCAGAGAAGTTGGGAATCAATCCAAGCAAGTCAATCACTTGCGTCAAGCCAGAGGGAACTACTTCTTGCTTGGTAGATTCTGCATCAGGTCTTCACCCAAGATACGCAGATTATTATTATCGCAGAGTTCGCATTGACAAGAAGGATCCAATCTATCAACTGATGAAAGATCAAGGAGTTCCTTGTGAGGATGATGTAATCAATCCAAACAATACTGCGGTCTTCACATTTGCAATGAAGGCTCCACGTGGCACAGTAACTACTGAAGATCTCCGTGCATTAGATCACTTGGATCTTTGGAAGACATACCAAGAACATTATTGCCAACACAAGCCTTCTGTAACCGTAAACTACCGTGACAGCGAGTTCCTTGAAGTTGGTCAATGGTTGTGGGAAAACTTTGATGTAGCAACAGGAATTTCATTCTTGCCCGGTGGCGACAATCACACATATGCTCAGGCCCCGTTTGAGCAGATTGACGCAGCAGCATACAATGAACATCCCAAGATTAAAGTGAACTTTAAGGAACTTTCAAAGTATGAATCACAGGACAACACAGAGGCAGCAAAGGAATTTGCATGTTCTGCAGGAGGTTGTCAGATAGTTTAAAAAACAATCCTCTGTAGCTCAGTAGGTAGAGCGGGAAGCTGTTAACTTCCATGTCACTGGTTCGATTCCAGTCGGAGGAGTTTGAGTGCCACTTTAGCTCAACGGTAGAGCCTTGCTTTTGTAAAGCAGAGGTTGCGGGTTCGAATCCCACAGGTGGCTTTGGCGAGTTTACTCAAGCGGTCAACGAGGGCAGACTGTAAATCTGCTGGCATTTGCCTACGAAGGTTCGAATCCTTCAGCTCGCACTAAATAATTTTATGCGCGGTTCAGTGTGTGATGCTGACTAGGACCATTGACTTGCAAGCAGTGGTTGAGCATGGGTGCAGGCCCCTCGTCGCGCTTTTGGTATTGTTGATCTCGGATAGAAATGCATATGACACGGGAGTTCGAATCTCCCCGGATCCATTCACGGGTCCGACAGGCATCGATCAGTGCAGAGTATTGAAGAAGGAGATACCCGACACGGGTAACAAGTGTCGTAAATAAACAGTTGCAAATATAAAAGCCGCACCAATGCGGATGGCTGCTTAAAGCAGTGGGGTTTCCCGGTTTTCCCGCGACTGAAAAACCGGGATTTTTATTGGCATAAATAATTTTGCCAGGGGAGTTGGGGCTCGCGTTTTCTCTTGAGTATTCGAAGTATGCTTGACAGAGAACCAAGAAACACTCCCCTGCGCGAGGTATAAATACCTATGTTCTATATGCTTGTAGGTGTTGACTACTCAATAACTTGCCCGTGCTTATGTCTATTTGACGAGCGCAAAGAATTTAAATTTTCAAACTGCTTTTTCTATTATCTGACAAACACTAAAAAGTTTGCAGATAAAATTTTGCCGAATATCAATGGTGAAAGTTTTCAGGAATATGTGGCAGATGTTGACCGTTTTGACAGCATATCCGATTGGGCATCAAATTTATGTATTGGGGCTTCTGATGTTGCCATAGAAGGGTATTCTTATGGCTCAAAAGGCAAAGTTTTTAACCTTGCGGAGAATATGGGAATATTCAAGCATAAGCTCTATAAGGCCGGGGTTCCCGTGACCATCATAGAGCCGTCCAAGGCAAAGAAACTCGCCACAGGGAAAGGTAACGCCGATAAACAGGCAATGTATAAAGCCTTCTGCCAAGAAACAAATACAGATTTGGTCTTTACTTTTAATCAAAAAAGTTTGACAAATCCTGTGACGGATATTGTGGACAGTTATTATATTTTAAAATCTTTGCTGGCTACCAAAAATTAACGGACGTAGCGAACAGCGGATCCTTTGCCAGCATTGTCTAGCCGGTCATGGAATCTCTTGGGAACTTGGCCAGAACCCTTGATTCTTGAAATAACTTCATTCCATGCACTTCCACAAACTTTGGTGGGAGTCAGAGTTGCATCAAAGGCAATTGAGTTTCTTTGGGCACCCCAATTTTTGGCAACCTTCTTTTTTCCACAGTTTGGGCATTTTTCCTTTGTGGGTTGGTCGTTCTCGCTCATCTTGAGAAACACTTCAAATTCATGTTTACAGGCACCGCATTCGAATGAATAATTAGGCATTGTTTTTGTTCCTAAAAGTAATTAGCATGTGGTCAAACAGGAATCCGTAAGAAGGTTCCTTTGGCTTGTTTTTCAACTGCATCTTGGCTTCCTTGGGAGTTCTGTTTCCCTTGGTTGTATTGCAATCTTTACATGATGTGACCATATTGACCCACGTGGATCCACCGCCCTTTGATCTTGGAACTACATGGTCAACCGTGGCTGTCTTTTCACATAGATCAATTCCACAATATTGACAGACATAACTGTCTCTTCTAAAGATGTTTTTGCGATTTGCAACAACCTTTTTAAAAGGCAATTTCACATAATACTTGAGAATCAAAATTTTGGGAATCTTGACAATTTTGCTGACAGATACCACTTCATAATATTCAGGAGAAGTTTCATCGATCCAAACCTTGTCTTTGGACATTAACTTAAAGGCTTTTCCAACGGTAATGATATTCAGCGGTGTATTGTCTTGATTGAGCAAGAGAACCTGCTTAGTCATACCTTTTAAGTATTTATGAAAATCTAAATATTTTACAGCCATGGATAATAATAAAGATAGAAAATTTTATTGGGAAGTCAAGGATTTCATGACCAAAAAACATGAACCAAAGACCTCAGCTCCTTCATCAAGTCTAAAGGATAGCATAAAAAACGTACTAGAGCAAAATAATTCTTACGTACAAAAGACCTTTGATAGACATTCAGAGGCTGTGAATGTAGGTTCAAAATTTATTGCACAAAATGTAGATGCTCAAAAAGGCTACAACACAAATTGTGTAGCCTACACAAAGAATAAAAATGTAAATGATTTTAGCGTTGGAAAAATGATCACCGAACAACAGGCCACATCTTTTGGTCAATCGAATCGTGGTGGTGGGTCTGTTGGTGGTCCCGGTGGTGCTGGTGTTATGGGTGGTGGCGGTGGAGGTGGTGGTGGATCATGGCGTGAAAGAAACCCAGAAGCATATGCACGAAATGTTGCTGCTCAACAAGAACTAGAAGCAAAAAGAGCACAAAATTTGGCAGCAAGTCGCAGACGCAGAGCAGAAGATGAGGCTTTTGAGTATAATGAAGCACAACCAAAACAAACAGTTGCCGTAGGTGCAAATGTTCCTGTTCCAGGTGGAATTATGCCACTAGTAACAACACAACAAGCACCGGGGTTGGACATGGATCCTAATGATCCAACCATGCCTTTGGATACTCCAGCCAATAGAGCAAAATTAAGAGATTTCAGACAAAACAAACAAGCAGATAAAGTTGCCTCAAGACTTCAAGAACTTTCTGGAAAGGATCCAAGTTCATTAACTGCTTCCGAGACAGCTGAAATAAGTTTGTTGAAATCAATGACACAAGGTTCAGTTGCAACTGCGGGTCTTGAAGGAAAAGTAAAAGAAAGATTAAATCGTTTTTCTTCTGCAGCACAACAGGCAGCACAAGGTCCAATGCCAGATGGTGGAAATAGAGCATCCAGCGTTCCATCTGCACAAGATGTTTTAGATAGAACTTTAGGTCGTTCTCAGGCTGATCTTGTGGCTCAAACACAAACTAAAGTAAAATCAGAAGCAGAAGCCAAAGCAGCAGAACAAAAAGCATATGAGAAACAACTTGCTGCTGAACGATATGCAAAAATGCAAGATGAAATAATCCAAGGTACAAATATGACCTATGGACAATTCAAAGCACAATACGGAAGAGATTATGATGCAAGAAGTCCAGAAGATTCTGCAATGCTAGTTCGTGCTGCCAGCAATCGTTCTGCATTCCGTGTTTCTCCGACTGCAAGAGAATATGATCAAACGGCAACAGATTTTAACAGAATGTATAGAGGGCAAAATGCAGAACTTGCTAGATTGCAAGGTCAAGCAGATCGTCGTGTAGATCAAGCACAATTTGAATATGATCAATCTTTTGATAGGGTTGTCGATCCAAGTTCAGTAACTGATGGTGTACCTTATACAGCATCGATTCCAAAGAGTTTTATTCGTAGATGGACTGAAGAACAAAGACAATCTGGGAAAAAACTTCCTCCCGGATTTAGACCCGATAAAGGAGAATATCCTGGAATTGGTGAGGCGTGGAAAGCCGAACAAGCAAGACGTAAAGCAGAAAAAGAAAGATCTCTTGCTATAGAACCACCACCAGCAGTCCCCTTACCTCAAGCAAGCAATAGAATTTCTACATCTCCTACAATGGGGGGAACAAGAACAGCATCTGCCTCTCAAACAGCTCCAAAAACTTACAGGATCTAATATGGATCAACTGACAAATCTCTATCGCAATAGAGCAATTCAATTACAGAATAAAGTCAAGTTGCTTGAACAACTTCTTTCTGAAAAAGAAGACAAGGAACCAAATGTTTACAGACAATCTGAGGCTTCTGCTGCAATGCAGCAACCATGGCGAGTGGCTGCAGGACAAGAAGCATCGATGTCTGAAAAACAAATGTCAGAACTTCAGGCAAGGTTTGAAAAAGAATTAAAGAAAGAAACTCTTTTAAGAAAAGCACAAGAGGAAAAAAATCTTGCTGCAATGCCGCCTGAAATGCGTAAGGAATATTTAAAAGGCGCTGAAAAAATTTCAGATGAAATGGTGAGAGATCAGGCTTTGAAGGCTGTTGTATTTAAGCATCCTGAACTTTCAGATGTGCTTCCTGAAGAAGATTATGTAAGATTGGCTGGAAGTTTGACAAGTCCTCTTGTTGTTAGCCAAAGAGGAACATTCTATGAACATCAGCCAAATCTTTCATCTGAAGCATTGGAAGGTTTGGCTGCTGCTCAACAAGCAGGACAAGGGCCAACCGAAGATGGTGGAAATAGAGTAGGCTTTCAAATAGTAACCCCCGCCCACAAGTCTTTCAAAGATGCTGGTTCTTGGGAAAAATTTGTCACTAAAACAATTGAAGCATCCAAAGATCCTGAAAATATAAAAGCCGCATTTGCAATGGGATTACCAATAGGTGTTGCACATAGGGGAACTCAGTTACTACTTAAGCCTGTAGCTGGTGCCCTAGAAAGAGCTGGAGCAAAGACAGCCGCCAAAGCAGTGTCTGCAATACCAAGTGCTGCTTTGGCAACTGGTTTGGCTGCGGGGACTGCTATTGATGTTGCTCAAGAAAGAGAACGAGCAGCAAAAGGTCTTTCGGTAACAAGTTGGGAAGAAACCCTTGGAAGATTGGCTCCATCATTGGTTGCTGGTCTTCCTACTTTTTCTGCAGGCCGTGGTGTGTTTGGAACTGTCGGTGCTGCTGGAAGAGCCCGAGTTCCTTCTGGTATGCTTCCATCTACACGGGGTGAGATGTCTTTGAAACCAGAACCAGCAAGAGCAGCAGGACCAAAACCACCCGAAACTAAATTTGAAGCTCCCCAAGCAAAACCATTTGCTCCAAAAATGGAACCAATGACTGATGTAAAACCAAGAGTAAGAATGGTTCGCGGAAAATATGGTGAAATGACTTTTGAATTGGTTGGTGAAAGAGGTCAAGTACAGGTTCCCGGTGGTCAAAGAATTTCTGGTAGACCCGAAGGAATCAATCTTCGTGGTATGGAAGGACGAAGACCAAGTGAACCAAAGCCACCTCTACAACTTCCAAGTGAAACACCAGTACCTGAAGCACAACAAACTAAAGCATCAGTTGTTTCAGATATTGTAAAAATGATTACAAATCCTCTTGAATTTTCATTAGAAAAAATAAGAGCTGAAAGAATGTCTCCAAAACCAATAGAAGTTGGTGCTGAATTGGGAGCCAATAAACCTGAAATTCGTACAACTCCCGGTCTTCCTAGTCCACCAGTAACACCTGCTGGAGGAAGATTGCCTAATGTACAGAAACCATTGAGCGTACCAAGTGCTGCAGAATTTTCTGTAAAACCAACAACAGAACCACCTTCAGCAGGAAGAGTTGCTGGCACAGTCATGGGAATTCCCGGAGCAATTGCAGCCGCAGAAGCCCCCGTTACACCAAGGGGACTACCACCAGTTGCAGCAGAAGTCTCAAGAATGCCTGCATGGGCAGAAACTGCTCCAAAAATCGTTGTAGAACCTGGAGTAAGTGGACGAGTCTCATCAAGACCTAGTGGTGGTTCTGTCTCTGGAGAAGTTCCTGCTGCTCGTACTCCAACACAACTAAGTGCCATGGATTTGGTGCTACCCAAACAAATGGCAGATACTGTCAAACAAGCACAAAAAGCACAAGAGGCTTCCAAAGAAGCACAAAAGGCACCAGAAACAACACAAGTAACAGACGCAACAAAGGCAACAGAAACTGCAAAAGAAGCAGAAGAGGCTGCAAAAGATGTTGCCAAAGAAGCAGAAAAAGCAGCAGAAGATACAGTTCAAAAGGCTACAGATAGAGCAGAAGAAACAACACAAAGAAAGACTGAAGATACCAGTAAAGAAACTACAAGTTCAACTGTAAGTGCTTTGGCTACTTCTTTGTCAACTGCAGCCACTTCAGTTGTTAATACATTCAATCAATGGGGTCAAAGCAGAATTAATTATCCACCTAATAAACCACCTATGGTTCCTCAAAGAAGAGGTGGTGAGGGGGGTAAAGGAGGAGGAGTACCCGGAATCCCATCCGATAAAGGTGGAATGGGAGTTGGTGGCAAGGGTGCTCAGGAAAAATTAGGAATTGATTTGACAGCAGATTCTTGGGGTGGTAAATATTCAAGATATTTAAGAATTGCTCCATCTTAATTCTGTGTTATAATTACATAAAGTCGTATCTAGTGAATATAAAAACATTTACACACAAACCTATTGACATTTCTTGGAAACTTGAAGAAGTAACTCATAACGGATCACGTTTTTACAAGACTCCCGATGGCATTTTTCCAAGTGTCACCACAGTTGTTGGTTGGGAAAAACAAAAGTTTTTCAGCGAGTGGAGATCCAAGAATCCCGAGGAAAGCAAAAGAGTCACTTCACGGGGAACAAAGTTTCACAAACTTCTTGAAACTTATTTGAATAATGAAAACTTAGATTATGAAAATATGCATTCAATGCAAAAATCATTATTTTCATTGATCAAGCCAGAAATAGACAAGATAGACAACATCATTGCTTTGGAAACTCCATTGTTTTCAAAGACAATAGGGTTGGCCGGAAGAGTCGATTGTATTGCAGAATACGACGGAAAACTCTCCATAATAGATTTCAAGGCCAGCACAAAAGAAAAACGAGAAGAGGACATCGACAATTACTTTGCACAAGCCACTGCGTATGCACTCATGTTCCAAGAAAGAACAGGAGTAAGAATTGACAATTTTGCAATCTTAATTGCGTGTGAAGATGGTCTTCGCCAAGTCTTCAGTGGCCAGCCTCTTAAATATGTTAGACACTTATCGAATCTCATAAAACGATATAAGGAAGCCCACGATGTACCAAGAACAGAAGACACTTGAGGATCAGGTAAACACCAAAGGCACAAAACTTTGGATGCAGATGAATGATAACTCCAAGGCCGCAAAATTGCGAGCCTTGTTTGTTCAAAAGAACGGAGGATTTTTCCTCCAAGAAGGAAGATATTGGATTTGGAAGAGCCCAATAGAAGAACATAATGGATATTGGTTGAAGAGAGCAGATACCGGGGAAAAAGTATTCTTCACCAACATGACTGAATTTGGTGCAAAGCATGGACTTTCTTGCGTAAAAATTTGTGAGTTGATGAATGGAAAGAGAAAGACATACAAGGGTTGGACAGCAGTTGAAATTCGTGCAGTCCAGAAACAAGAAGGCCCAAAGAAAAGAATTAAAAAACCAAAGAAGAAAAAGATTCAAATAACCATGTCTACGACTTTTGTGGACATACGTACAAATCAACAGATTCAAGTTGAAAACATATCCCAATTTGCCAAAGACAACAACTTAGACTATGCAAATTTGAGAAAATTGGCCATAGGCAAGGCAAAGACATACAAACATCTAAAATTATACAATCCTTTTGAGGTTCCCGGCGAATCTACGGAAGGCTAAATAATTTGAGATGAACTTCATTACTCTTTTACAAAAATTACAAGAAGCAGCCACCCCCAAAAGCACTGGCACCGATGCAAAGGCCAAGGATGCTGCCAGAAAGCGTGCAGAACGATCACGCCAGATTCCCCGTGACCGGAAGCCAAAGCAGGAACTGGTAAAGGAAGTAATTGCCGTAAAGACCAGAGATGGTCGTATTCAATTAATATTCAAAGATTCGTTTAATGAATCAGTTCACGAAAGAGTCAGCAAGGATACAATGACTCTTGAAGAAGCCCAACAAATCTCTAAAGATCCAAAATTTGAACAGACTAGAGCATCCAAACTTCTTTTTGGTGATGTAAAAGAAAAAGAACCCGCAGAGAAAAAAGGTGGGGCTAAAAAAGAGGAAAAGAAAGAAGGTGGCAAACCTTCTTCAAAGGGAAAAGCAGAGAAAAAAGAAGACAATAAGCCAAAGGCAAAAAGACTTTCCAAAGAACAGATCTTTCAAGCCATGAGTCAAATGAGTGCAGATCAGTTGGCAACAATGCCACTTGATATGCGCCAAGAATACTTCAAAATGACACGAAAGCCCCCGACAAACGTGGACTTCGACAATGTTTCGTTTGAAACGCTTTCGGTAAAGTATGCAATCAGCCCAATCTCAAGTTTGCCTTACAATCAGCAAGTATTGAATGCTTTGATGTTCTTGGCAAAGATAAAGGCTGGTGCCTCTGATCAAGAGATGCAGACTTACAGTGCAGTCGCACCAAGTGCCACGGAGTTCACAAGAACTGCATTCAATACAGCCAGAAAAATTCTTTCGCAAATTGGCGAAGAGTGCATTCAAAATCTTGTCTCCACAGTAGAGACAGGTGGACAGCCGGTTAATGCAGAAGGCTCGGTTGACATGGAATGTGGAAATTACAAATTCAAGGTTTCTGCTGGTGGCGAAATGTCTTTGTCAACTACACAATTCGATCAATCAAACAAGTCTTTCCGAGGACTAATCGGAAATGCTTTGATGCAGGCATTGTCAAATCCAAAGACAATTCAATCCGATCCAAGACTTGCCGAACTCATGCAAACTGGTTCGCAAGAATCACAAAAATTTGCAACGACTTTGATTCCAGATGACATGGTTCAGCAATTGATGCAGGATCCAGAGATGGCAAAGCAACTTCAATCAATGAAGTTGAAAGATTCCAGTGGAAATGATATTGGGCCTGTCATTGACGAAGAGGGAAATTTAAATCCACTTGCATCACTGAGCAATTACCAAAATCTTTGGCTTGAAAGAAGTAAGAGTATATTGGCAGGAAACAAGTCTTCGGCCAAGTCTCCATTCAGAGCAACCGTTGCCTCAAGCATTCTAAAGAATTATCTTCGTGGAGATGGAATCGTTGATCCAAAGGCGGCTCCGAATCATTTGGTTACGGTTAATGGTGTATTCCCATTGTCGGATCAATACTTTGATGCCATTTCAACTCAAGCAGACATTGATGTAAAGCCTGCAAAAGATGTAATTAATTCATCAAACATAGGATCGCTAAAGACTTCTTCTGCAGAAGCAATGAAAAAATATAGAGTGGTCGTTGAAGCCAAGGAAGAAAAGGAAACCAAAAAGCCATCTCTAAAGCAGGCTTTGGTCAACATCAAGGACATTGATCCAGTTCAATTAATGGTTTCTAACATAGTTGACAATAGAGATTTTCTTTTCAATGTAAGTTTATTGCCAGGATTCAGTCCCAAAGACTTGAATGCTGTTGAATACAATTATCTCACCATTGGCAAGAAAACAATAAAAATTCCTGTAATTACTCATGAAAAAATAGCGCAGCAGATGATGCAGGAATCTGCTCTCTTGATAAATGATTGTCTTATAGAAGCACTGACAAATAATTTTGTTCTTCGTGCTTTGAGAAATGTAGAACTTCTCACGGATTCAGAACAAGCATTGTTTGAAACCAATCCTTCAGTACTCCTTGAATCCTATGAAAATATCACTCCTCTCAAAGAAATTTACAAATCCATAATGGAAAAAATTGAAATGGATCCTTCAATTCTTGAAGCATTCATTCTTCAACTTGAGGAAGCCGAAAGAGATTACAAGAAGGAATACAAGAATTACCACGGCAAACCAAAGCAAAGAAAAGAAAGAGCAGCAAGAACTGCTGCCCGTGAATTGATGATCAAAAAGGGGAGAGCCAAGCGTGGGGATGGCAAAGACATTGACCACAAGAAGCCTCTTCGCAGCGGTGGTTCCAAAGGCATAAATAATTTACGTGTCAGAGATAAATCTTCCAATAGATCCGACAATGGACACAAAAAAGGTGAAAAGCAGAAAAAAGGCAGCTGGAAATGATATCAAATCAAATAAAGTTGATTACTGAAAAAGTTTATTCAGATTCCGGTTTGGGAAAATGGTTCAATCGGGAATCCGCTGGTGGTGGTCCAGGTTGGGATCGCTATAACACCAAAGGCGAACGAGTTGGCAAATGCGGTGATGCCAAGGAAGGTGAAGCCTATGCTGCTTGCCTCAGCCGTCAAAAGGCAGAAAAACTTGGAAAGAAAAAGATCGGCAGTTTTGTACGCAGAAAGCGTGCAGCCCAACACAAGGCAGGAAGAGGAAAGAAAGGCGAAGGCAAGAATGGAAAGAAGCCAATCTTTGTCAAGACTGGAGTAACTGAAGTAAAGGAATGCTTTGATTACTTTTTGGTTGAAAATTCAAACCATGTAATTCCGTTGACATTTTCTCCCATCGAAGCACATGAACTTCTTCCTTTTGATTTGGTCATCAATGAAAATGGTGACTTCTTGAATGTAGACATGGTTGAAATCACAGAAGATGGAAAGTATGCAGTCACTTTCAGTGATGAATATGGTTGTGAACTAACTGAATCTTTCACTCCTGACACAACCATGGGTTTTGTTGATGTTACCGAAGGACAAGAATACAATGAATTTGATGAGATGCTTGAGCTTCATGAAGAAGAAAAGAAGAAAGTCAAACTGAATAAGATAATGCGTGGTGATGTCAAAAAATACAAAGTTTATGTAAAGAACGACAAAGGAAATGTAGTTAAGGTAAACTTTGGTGATCCTAACATGGAAATCAAGAGAGATGATCCTGCACGGAGAAAGAACTTCCGTGCTCGCCATAATTGCGCCAATCCCGGTCCTCGCTGGAAGGCTCGGTATTGGGCCTGCAAGACTTGGAGTTCCCAATCTGTGTCATCCATGTTGAAGGAATCGGAAGTTCTTGAAGAAGCCAAGAACAAGCCAAAGAATCCAAAAAAATGGTCATCATGTATTGCACAAGCAAAACAAAAATTTGATGTCTATCCTAGCGCTTACGCTAATGCTTGGGCTGCAAAATGCTACAAAGGCAAGGGTGGAAAGTGGAAAAAATTGACAGAAGAGATTGCTGAATATGCTTTGAATACAATGAAGAACAAAATTTACAATCCAGATCTTTTTGGGTTGATAAAGAATAGAAACAGTAAAAATTAATCTAAATAGAAGAGAAGCCATGAAATTTAAACAATTACTTTCAAAAATCAACACATTGGTAGAAAATGCTCCCGAGCAAACTTTCGGTGGTGGTCTCTATATTGGAGATCCCCAAGGAGCAGCAAAAGTTTCAGCCCTTTCCGACAAAGGAACTTTCAATCTAAAACTTCCTCGTTCTATTGATGCAATCAATGCATTGCTTCATACATTCTCAAACAGAGATTACATCGATCCAGATGGTCTAACAGGCATCGTAAAGCAGAAGTTGAATCACTTCGGCCTTGACTTCTCTTGCAGTGGTAAAGTTGGAGATGGTGAAAATGTATATGAACTAGTCCAATACGGAAGCCCACAACTCGGTGTTTACGGCCAAAATCCATACGATGACATCAACAAAACAGGCTTCAAGCAAGGTGATGGAATCAAGGAAAAACTTGGCCACTCATTGAACCTAGTAGTATCCGTCCAAAAGATGCCCAATGGCCTTCGCAAAGTCGGAATGATGATTGTTCCAGCCGCTTCTTCTTCGTATAATAGTGACATGGCGGGTTCTGACTGTGGATGCAAACACTAACTTATTGATGCAAGAAAAAATAAACTCTCTGACAGAAGAAAACTTTGTAGAATTCTGTCAGAGATATTATTTTAATCCAGAATGTTCTGGAAAAAATGAGTTTGTAGATGATCTCAAGCGGGTCAAGTACATAAAAAGATTATTGCAAAAGATTCATAAACACAAGACCTTAAAGTCAATCCGTGAACGCCTCATAATAAACCATTTAATAATTTTAAGAAATGTATTCGGGGACCAAAATTGTTCCCGAATTTTATTTTTCAAGTTAGAACCAAGACTACATTCCTATCTTAAATCTTTCACTGTATTTTTGGAATTTGACATCAAAAATTCACCGGAAGTAAGATACACGGATTTGAACACAGATCCCAGAGTTGACAGAAAACTGTCTCAAACAGAAAACTAAATATTTCTAGATGCGCCCCGGTAATCTAGTACCTTCCTTTTACTTCTATAAGTTGGCTGATGCTCTCAGCAGCCCCTATACGGCTTTGACAGCGTATTCTGCTGGACTGATCGATGCACAGGGAAATGTACTAAAGCCAGAAAGCAGCATTGATCCATTTGAATATCTTGTTATAAAATTAAAGAAAATCTTTGATCAATTACCTTATGGAATGACAAGAGCAAGACTTGGAAATTATCTGTCAACTCTTCAAATGTTTTCTGAAGAAGTAGAAAATTTTGACATCACTCAAGAACAGTTTCATTGCTTGGTGGAAGGATTTGTAACTCAGTATTCAAATGGTGAACTGAGTTATTTGGAACTGCTTGAAGACATGGCAACAGGAGGTGGTGCTGGTGCTTTGGGTGTTCCTGCACAGGGTGGAAACATCAATCAAGGTGGTATCTCTGGATTTGATCCACCACTTGGAATGCCTCTTCAAAGAAGAAAGCAACCAAAGTATTTTGACAACTGCGAAGTATTTGAAGTCTGCCCAGAAGAGTTTTTGCAATTAAAAGCAGCAAGAACTTGGAAAGAAGTTCCAGAAGGCGATACAAAAAATTATCTGCAAAGATTTCAACGAAGAAACAAAGGCGGAAAGATTGCAGTCAAGTCATTGAATCCACTGAATGCAGAACATGAATTGCATTGGATAAACTATCCTGCAAAAAACTTCATGGAGGATGTTGACTTATCTTTTTTTTCTGAGTTATTGACTGAAACAAATGAGGTTGACCCGGATCAATTTGATAGTCCTGATGCAGGATCGAAAGCTGATTCTGCTGAAGTAACATTAGGACAAGTCACCAAACAAATGGGAGATGTATCCAAAGCAAGAGAACAGAAGAAAGGATATACTCCTCCAAGAAGTTTTCCAGATGATCCTCACAAAGAATTTATAGGACACATGAAACATCTTATGTTTCAATATGCAGATCCTTCAATATCTAAAGGAAAAAAAACTGAAATTGAAGGAAGAATGCTTTTTCATGCAAAAGCATATCATATGTTAAAAGATAATCATAATGAATTGCAAAAATACATCAATAGATCTCATTCTATAATTCATTCTTCTCCTAATGCGAATGATTATGAACTAAGAAAAGAAGGTGATTCTCTTTTTGTACGACATGGTAACGATGGAATTACAACTCATCCTTTGGAAATAAAAGGAAAGGGTGGAAATTTAAAAGACAGCATTACCAATGAACAAAAAGATCATCTTATAAAAAATTATGGACATTTAATGCCAACTTGGGTGCAGGGATCAACACCTCACCCTGTTACAGGTCAAAGATTCATGTTTCATACACATCAAAGTAAAAAATTGGAAGAAGAATTTAAAGCTGCTTTAGATGCTGAAGAAGCAGATGCAACCAAAGAACAACGAATTTCAATGAGACATCAAATTCTTTCTAACTTGAAAGCGCGACCATCACATTTAGTAAGAAAAATAGGAAAACGATTTTATTATTTTGGCAACCCAACAGCATCAGATCCTAAATTAAGATTAGGATGGTCTGGTAGAGAAAGAGGCCAAGATGTGCCAGAAAGAAGAACTTCTCTTCGAATGGAACGCAATTTAGGACAAAATACTAAATTAAATGGAGAATTGGTAAAAATAACCCAAGAAGAGTATTCTCCTTGGGTATCTTCGCTTGATAATGCTTCAAAAACTCAATTTGAAGCACTTTTCAAACAACATCACTAATCTTGAATAAAGTTTTTCTTCTTGCAGCACTTTGGCTTTGTGCAAGAGTTTCTTTCTCTGGCTTCGTTGATAATCTTTGTATCTGCATCTTCCCAACCAGTCTTATATTCCTTCCAATAAGGATCAATAGAAAAGACTGCTTGATTTGGAAGTTCACCACCACTCATGCGACAATTAAAACCTTTGTCATAACCTTCACCTGGCTTATATGTAGTCATAATTAATCCTTTTGATTTGGAGGAATTGGAATCATTTGAATTTGATTGATTACCTTATCCAAGGCCTTCACATGGGCAAATTGCTCAGTGATGGCGAGATAACCACGAATTTCAATCAACCTCATGTATTCATCGTGAGTAAATTGCACGACAGTAGACTTTCTGTAAGTCTTTTTTCCATTTTTTCTATTATGTTGTTTTGAATGTTCTTTCATGGCCTCATTTAGATTGAGGTAATTTGCAAGATCATCCATTCCATCGCCTTTGTTCATGTTTTCAAACATTTTGCGAAATTGTTCCGAATATTTTGGATTGTAATTAAATTTCCAAAAACTAAATGGAAAATGATTATTTGGATTATTGTCCTCATAATCTCCATTTTGCCATTGATTAAAATCGTTATAGTCAGAGTTATTCATGGTTTCCTTTAGTTGACATCAAAGAACTGCTCGTAAAGAACTTTTCCATGGTTGTCAGTCACGGAAAGATATCGTACATGACGAGTCAATGCGTCACTAATATTTAGACCGTCCTTTGAACCAAAGGACAGGTTTTTGATCCAAGCAGCACAACCACCCAATGAAATTCTGACTTCATTTCCATTCATGTCAGAACCATAGAAATCAAAAGTGGCTTTCTCACCATCATAATAGGTGAAGAAACAATCAATCTTATCAAACTTCTTACGAATGTCCTCTATGGACAACTGTGTAGAATTAGCCATTCGGCAATCTCTCTTGCTTGACAGACTTGGGAAGTTGGCCAATCCGGTCAAGCTCTCGGAGTGTTCCAACCTTGGCGTTCATAAGGCTAGCAGCCCTCTTACGCTTACGAAGTTCATGGCTTCTCTTGTGCTTACGATTTGTGATGCGTTGCTTTGAATTAGGCATGATAAAAGTATATCACTGTTCTGTGTGTTTGTCAAGTTTTTTCTTGAGTTCCATGTTCTCTACGGCAAGTTTTCCCGCAGAAACAATCAGTTCCATGTTCACTTTTTGGAGTTCTTGGATCTTTTCCTTGAGTTTTTTGATTTCTTCTTCTTTGGGCATCCAAAAATTTTCTCCCAATTTTCACAGTAAATTTTGTAGTTTACTGGCCGATATGAATCACCTTTACCTGCACTCATGTCAATAGTATATATCAAGCCAACAAAATGTCAAATCTAAATAATTTTATGAAGAACAATAAAGGTTATTATAGTTGGATTCACTCCCTAAAGCAAGCCGCAATGCAGTCTCACACCAAGGGGGCTGAGATGCTTTCTGAGGCAAGAAAAAGAGTCGAACAAGGCATGGATCTTGATGCAAAGGCCGCAATTGATGCTGAAATTCGTGCAAGAGGTGAACGAAGAGCCTTGAGCGCCAAAGAACTAGCTGCTGCTGGTGATGCAAATGATGTTGCTGCAGAGGCGCAGGAAGACGAAGATGGGGATCACATTCCTAACCTTGCAGATCCTGATTCTGTTAATACAAACTTCAATGTTCCAATGGAACCAACGACAACAGAACATCCAGAACAATGGTATAAAACCAAAGAAGAAGCAGAGGAAGCTGCAAGAGTCATGGGTGCTCATTACAGAGGTGAAACTGCCCCTGAAGAAGAAGATTTTGTTCCACCCCATGAAGAAAAACCTGCTGCAGCAGGTGGTGCTTGGTCAAAGCCAGCGACATTTAAAGAGAGCGTCAATAAAAAGATAAAGAAAATTATTTCCGAGATGCGTGGTGAGGAACCTATCAGAGATTTGCCAGTAATGGGTGAAAGAGGAACCTTGAAAACTGGACAATCGGGAGAATCTGCAGGGCTTTTGGGTCAAAGACTCCCAACGGATTTACTCAATAGTATCCATCCAACGCAAAAAAATCCACAGGGAATCATCAGACATTTGATTCAAATCATTGAAAATCCAGAAGAACACCCACCACATCATTTTAAAATTGCAAATGAAATATTAAGTACAATGGGTGACGTTTATAGAAGAGGTCGTTAAACTTCGGGGAATCCAATTTCCCTAGTCCATTCCCATTCTTCCCAGATTATTTGAGCAAAATCGTCGCCCTTATTATGGCGACGATTTTCTATTTCAGCCATTCCGGGAGCGGAGATGGGGGCTTCAAGTTCCCACGAATACCAATACCACTCTCCGGGGTCTAGTCTCCTGTTCGTAACCAAACACCGGATTTCTCTAGGCATAAATCAGTTCAAACGATATGCACAAGCACCATTTATTGAAGTTACGGCATAGACTTCAATTGGAAGAATTTGAGGTCCTGCAGTTGTTGCAGATGCAAATGTAAATCCTACGGTAACTGTTGCGCCAAGAGAAGTATCACGAAGCCAAGTATTTAAGGTTGGGGCAGCAGATCCTTGAGGAACTACTAAAATTCCTTTGTGAGGTGGTAATTTACTTGTTCCTGCAGTTATTCCAGATACTGTATTATATTTGTCGTACATGTTACAAATATTTAGGTTGATTTTATGGTCACATCTTTCATTGCCAAAGAACTCCAAAATGGCTGCAAATGTTCTAAACCTGTGGCAAATCCAACCATCCAAATACACCTCTGCACTCTTCCAACAATTTGATTGACTCCCACATGGTAGGCAGCACCTTCCTCATATTGGTCAATTTTGACCTTGAAAGGTGTCTTAGATTCCACTTCCTGAATAAATTTTTGAATATATTCAGGATAAACTGGTTTGGCAATTTTAACAGGCTTTTTGAGTTTGCGCTTTGGTTGTGTTGAAGTTTTTCTAAATCTTGGCATAAATGCGGCTGGAGAGAATCGAACTCTCATATCAAGCTTGGAAGGCTAGCGTAATGGCCATTATACTACAGCCGCGTATAAATATTTACATGAAAAAATTAAAAGAAGGCAATCTTTACAATGTTGAGCAATCTGTGACTCCGGGAATGGGAACAAATGTCAGCAAGGTTGGGTTGTCTGCTTGGCAGCGGGAAATGAGAAAGCAATTGATGCAAAAATTGAAGCATTACGCACCCGACCAAGTACAAAAGATAATAAACGCTACTTTTGGGGATAACATTTAAACTCCAAGAGTCTTTCTGAGTTTGATGTCTCCCTTAAAATATGAATCAAATCTTGAGACAATCTTTTCTTTCTCAGAAATCAATTTGTTGTATTCCTTGGTGCTAGATTTGTCATTGGTTTCACATCGCCCAATGTGCTTCATTGTCTCACCATACTCATAAATCAACTCTTCAAGTTCCTTGCTATTCATGACCTAAATAGTATAGTATCAAATCAAATGGAGTCAAATAAATCTTTATGAAGCATCCAAATCAATCTTTTATAGATGGATTTTTTAGAAATAATAAATCAGAAAGAAATAATTCTTATTATTATTCCAAAGAATTCTTAGAAGAACAGAGAAAGAAAAAATTTGATGCTTTCTTGCAAGAAAACTTGTCTCCAAATAAAAAAGCATCTTCAAAACATCTTGATAGTGTTTTAAATTTACTGGGTTATAATACTCTAAGCAAAAATTTAAATAAACAAGAATACATAACAGAAGATAAAATTGCTGCCAAAAATCTACCAAAACAATTTGTTTACAATGGATTGTTGTATTCATTTAATGAAAAATTAAATGTATTTGTAAACCAGCATGGACATGAAATATCAATTGAACAAGCCACTGCATTTATGCAGATGGTTTTATTAGAAGAAGTAGAAATAGCAGAAATGGACGCATCTGTTGATGGTGGTTATCAAACAGCGTCTGTTGTTGTACCCGAAATTCAGTTTTTTAGTTTTGATGAACCAAGACCAGAAATAGGACCAAAACAACCAAATTGGTTTAGAAATGCTGCATTTAATGCTAGCACTGGAATTGGAATGGAATTGTACAGAAATATTGTGGGAGCAAATTTGGGAAATACTGCAGAAACTATTCCCGAAACACCCATTTATAATTTAAATGGAATTCTAGAATCGGAAAACACTATTTCTTATTCTGGGAACAATGCTTATTTAAGAAGACAAAGAGCTACTGAAGAAGAAAGTGTAGTTGCTTCTTATAATGAATTTGTTAATCCTTTTGGATCGACTGGATCTGTTGCTGCATTAAAAAAATATGATCCAGACATGGCTGGGTTAGACGCAAATATTTACGGACCTTTGTATTGGCGATCAAAAATAGTTCCCTTAAATGGTACTACTGCTGAAGCTTATTCAGTAATATTAAAAAGATATCCAAATATTAATTTCATTGAACCTTTAGTTGAAGCACACCATCAACAGGGGATTAAATGCTGGGCTTATTTAAAACCATTATTTAATTATTTGAATTTAACTGATTATCCCCCAGCGAAAACAATAACGAATACAAACACGCCATATGTTTCAACAAAATTAGCCAGATCTATTTTTAATGAAAATTATAAAAATTATTTAAAAGATATAATGGTAGAATTGGTTACACCTTCAAGTAAAGGTGGAATAGGGTTTGACGGAATATATTGGGATTATAGTTTTGTAAGCGATGAAGTAATAGATTTTAGTGAAGGAGCAATTGATGTTTGGGCTAAATCACTAGGATATACTGGTAGAACTGATCCATCATATATTTCTTGGGCTGCAACAAATTTCCCCTTTCCAAATGCTTCATTACCAATTTTTGGTGTTCAAAATTTATATTTATCCGAATTAGTAAACAATGCATTATTTACAACAGTTCAAAAAGAAAATTTAATCAAATATGCAAACGCTCTTGTTGTAGAATATAATAATATTATTTTAGAGTATACAAATACAATTAGTTTAGCATCTGAAGATAATGCCATATTTTTACCTTCTGTTGAAAGAAATTCATGGTTTATCAGAAAAGAAATTTCAGTAAATCCAATTTATACAAAATATTCAAATTCAGTAAAGTCGGAATTACTTGTTGAACCTGTAGGATATCATCGTCAAAGAGAGCGTAAAGATTTTTATCCAGTTTTATTGGGTGAAACTAGTGGATCAGAAAAACTATATGCAGATGTAAATAAACCTGACGTAAGTTCTTTATTGACTTTTGATCAAAAAGTTGATTATGGTGGTGGAAATAAAACTGTTTTATCTTGGAGAGAACCAACAAATCCAGCACAACCAATTAAAGGAAATACTAATAGTAATCAATATTACAATAATTTTTATAGAGATTATCCCCCAGGTTGGTTGTTTACAATAAGTTTACCGGGTGAAGATGGGATTGTTGGATTTCTTAGAGGAGCCTATCAGATTTGTTTAAAAAATTCTGTTGTTGCAGAATTGGTTGGTTTTAATAATGATGGTTGGTATGGAGAACAAGATATTGCGGGAACGGGCGATACAGCCTATTATAGAAACCCAGTATCGTCAAATAAATCTTTAGGTTTCTTCAGAAAAGCATGTTATCATCAGAAAAAGATTAAGAATGAAATTAAAAATTCAGGAATGACTTTTGATAAAAGAGATATGTATGCTTGGGCTGGTGTTCATATGTCAAATAAAGGAAGACAAGGAATTCAATCTGAAATTCGATATTTAGGAGATTTTGCTGGACCATTAAAATACGTTAGACAATCACAAATGCAGGATTTGTTTGGAACAAATTCAATGTATAGTAATGGAACCATTTCTACACGAAATAATGATTTGAACCAAAATTGGGGAGAATTTTATTGGCCAATAATCGGTGCAATGGAAACTTTAGAGAATTATTTTGTTCCATATTGCATGGTTCATGATGAACATTTAGAAAATATTACTGAATTAAATGGTCTTAATGTTGTAATAATTCCTCATAAAGAATGGTTAACAACCACACAACAAACAAACTTAGATTTATTTGAAAGTTTAGGTGGAAAAGTTGTTTACATGGAAGACGTATTTTCCAATCAATCTCGCGGAACTTCGTATGTTCCAGGAGATCCAAGATTAAAAGGAAGATTTTATGATTTGACGGATAAACCCGTAGAAATGTCATGGCTTTATAATGGGATTACTGGTATTGCGGGTTTACCACCACTAAGAGGTATTGTGACAAAATATGAATTTGAAGGGATGTCTTTTCCTTTTTCAAACAAATATAGAAATAAACAATGTAGTTGGTCAAAATATTCGGAACCAGATGAAAATAATGTATTTACAATAGGTGCTCATCTTTTAAATGACATGATTTGGATGGATCACAGACGATTTGGTGCAAATTATGATGAAATGAGATTTAGTGAACTAGAACCATCAAGCACACCTTTTAGAAGTTCCACAACAGCCAATCCAAGTGCTACTGGTATAAACGGTATAATGGACTATGATTTATTTGGTTGGGGGCCAGATTGGAGAACAGATTGGTGGAATAATATTGGGATCACTGCTTACAATAATTTTTATACTACTTCGGGATTGACATGGCCAGTCCCTGATCCAAATGGAACTACTAATGATGGGGATAGAAGATATTTTTATGAACCACATCCTAAAAATATGTGGGGGAATCCTCTTGTCGGTGGATATACCGGAGGGATTAGCGGTTATTGGGATGCTCAATTAATACTAAAAACTGGTACCCAATATGAAATTTTGGAAGCCAAAAAGATATATGTTGACCAAGAAAATGAACCAAATGATTTGGGTCATACAGAAGTTATTGGTTTTACATATGATTCATTAAATTCAGAATGGAAAGTAAATGTTCCAAATATAGGAATGCATGCATTTGTAGTATTAAAAGTTAAAAAGACCGAAATATAAATACAAATAGACCATGGATCGTAGCATTCTTCGCCAATATCTTGCAAGGCTTCAAGGAGCCAAAAACTCTTTTCTCATGGAAAATTCTCGTTTTCTGGGAAACCTTCCAGAAAATATTGTATACAATGGTCTTCTGTATACATACAACCTCCGTGAAAATGCTTTCATAAACCAATTTGGTCACAGAATAGATCCAAGTGCTGCTCCAGCATTCATCACAGAAGCCAAGGCATTTGAACAACAGAACTTGGCTATTTTGGATATTTCTTCAAGTTCTTCTGATAATGGAAATTCTAGAGGGGGTGGAGAAACTGAATTGGATCCTGTTACTGATTTTAAAACTATTCTGAATCCAGATAGTCCCACTACATCTATAATTGTGGAATGGGATCAGCCTGTTTCGTATATTCCCGATTCTTATATTATTTTTAGATCTACAACAATAGATGGGACATATACAGAAATTGGAACAGTACCAGATCCAGAAATAAAAATCTTTATCGATACGGGTCTGACACCAGACCAACCTTATTTTTATTATGTAAAGGCAGTAAAGAATGGAAAACAAAGTATTGGTACAGAAGTTCTAGAACTTGCAACGCTTGGAGTAGAACCAGCACCAGTTGGCATCACTGCACCAAGCGGATTGACAGCATCTTCCGTAACTCAAACTCAATTGAGATTGTCTTGGACAGACAATTCAAACAACGAACTTGGATTCTTTATATACCAATCAACCGATGGTTTAGTATTCACACCAGTATTTGGAGTTGGGGCTGGTGTAACTTCCACAAATATAAGACCTTTGACTCAAGATACACTCTATTATTACAGAGTCAATGCCTACGCAACCGGAAGCACTTCTGCATATTCCAATCTAATTTCTGTAAGAACTCTGCCAAATATTCCAACTGCTCCAAGCAATCTTTCATTGTTGGTCGGCGGAACTTCACAAATAAGAGTTTCTTGGACAGACAATTCCACTAACGAACAATTCTTCAATCTCTATAGATCAACAGATGGAGTTTCATATCCATTCGGAATCACACTACCAGCAGGCTCTACAACTTACCTCAACACAGGTTTGAGTGCTGGAACAACGTATTTCTACAGAGTAAATGCTGCAAACACCGGAGGAACTTCAGGATTCGCAGGACCAGTTTCCGCAACCACTGTTCCAACAATTCCAGTTGCACCGTCTAATCTAAGATTTACCAATAGAACAACAACAAGATTGGATTTGGCTTGGAATGACAATTCCAACAATGAATCTGGATTCTTGATTCAATCTTCATTGACTGGTGTTACCTATACAAATTTAGATACTGTTGGTGCTAATGTAACTGGTTATGAAGTCAGGGGATTAAATGTAGGAACAACCTACTTCTTCCAAGTTGCTGCATTCAACGCAGGAGGAACATCATCCTTCAGTGGAGCAACCTCATGGCAAACTCTACCAACAGCTCCAGCAACACCAACATTTACATCAATTTTAGCAGGGTCTTCTTCACAGATTAACATAAATTGGACAAATGTTGCAAATGAAATTGGATATAACCTATATCGCTCACTAAATGATGTAAGCTACACTGGTATAACAACACTGAGTGCCAATGTAACTGGATTTACTAATAGTGGTCTATCTGCTGGAACTCTCTACTTCTACAAGATTGAAGCCTTCAATTCAGGCGGAACATCTGCTTTGTCTGGAGCAACAAGTGCCACTACATTGGCTGGACCAACAGGTGGAACAGGACCAACAGCACCAACAGGATTCACTGCAATATCAGCGACAAGCAATTCAGTAACTCTGCAGTGGACAGACACATCTACCAATGAAGATGGTTTCCTGATCTACTACAGAGGAATAACCTGAAATGTCCAATATATTCTTTGAAGGAAACACCTACACTTTTGGAGCAACAGTTTCCGCAAATCCGGGAACTGGAACCACATCATATGTATTTGGAGGATTGAATTCTGGGGCTACTTACGGGTTTATTTTAAGAGCCTTTAATAGTTTTGGATTCTCAAATTTTGTTGGACCTGTTACAAGAGTAACATTATCACAAATTCCAGAAGAAGATAGACCAATTATTGCTGCTTTTGGTTGGAATGAACCTTATTATACAATAACGTCAGTAACAAAATATGTTGACCCAACACCAATAAATAATACAAATTTATTAATTTCAAGCACAAATCTTACACCCATACAAGCAGGTGGAACATGGTGGGGTACTGACGGTAATAGTCCAGTAACACCACCCATGTCCGTTACAACTGGACACACAGCTCCAGATGGTTCAACTACAGCATGGGCATTCCAGAGCAGTTCAAATACTGGATGGAGCATTTCAAGAACAGTATATCTAGAAAAAGGATTTACATATTATCTTTCATTCTATTACGACCATTCAAGAGGAAATACAGGAAATATATCATATCCCAACATGTATTGGGATGGAACTGGTGTTGTTGGTATACAATCTGTATCAAGACAACAAATTTTGCCTGTAGTTGGTGCAATGACAACATCATCGCAAACTGCATCACCTGGAACATCCACTGGTTGGACAAGATATGCTTTCCAATTCTACACTCTATACGGAGAAGCAACAAGATTGAATATTGGAGGTCTGTTTAATATTCCAAGCGGAAATGCTTTAGGTGTTTCAAATGGCATTCGTTATTATTGGGGACCACAACTAGAAAAGGCAACTTGATAGGAACATAATATGTCAACAGGACCAACATTTTATTATCCAACTACTGATCAGCCTTACACAAGAACATTACCAGCAATAAAATATTATTATGATAATGCAGGAAACACTGTTTATGAAGTTGGTACCGACAAACAATTAAGTTTTTGGTTACAATCAAGTAATACATATACTGCACCATTTGCACCTAATAGCGGAGGGTTATTCGGTTCATTTTTAAATTCAGGTAATAGAAGAGGTATAACACTTTCAGATCCAGCATATACAACAATTGAAATTTTTAAACAGTTTCCTAAAGGAAAAAGAGGCATACAACCTTTTTTGTTTAATACAACAACATTGTGGCAATTTGCTGATGATGCCTCTTACATACCCGGAAATAATTTGGGAATGTATAATTCAAATGGTGTATCCTCAGTTAAATCAAATTCTTATTATGGTTTTTGGCCGGATGCTGGAATTTCATTTACAAATCAATGGGCTAACTTAGTATTTCAGAGTATGGCACAAGAAGGGGCAACAGTCGATTATCTATTGATAGATAATGAAATGGTCATTTTATCTAATGATGATCCAACTAAAGGACCATTGACAAGTGCTATAACTACGGCAATAGCAGGAGCAACTTTATATAATCAACCTTGGAGAGGTTTGTCGTCTTGGTTGGAATACTATTTACTTGAAGGAGGTCAAACTTCTTATGATTTTTCAAATACCCCTCAAGGCTTTATAAATTCTTCTGCATGGAATGCTGCTTGGAACAGGTTCCAAAACAAAGCAATGAATGATGCATTTGTTTCAGCATTGACTACTTATAATCCCGAAGGTGTTGCCAGTGATTATATGGAATACGTATATCCATATACACCGGGATATACTGGACTTTATATTTTAGGAGAATATGGTAACCCACAAGCAATTACACACAGACTTCCCGCTGGAAATGGAACATCTCCTGTTTTATATGGATGGTTTTCTGTAGGTGCTGTTGCAGATCAAGTAAACTTTATTGAAAAAACACCAACGGTTTATTATTATGATCCGACAAAAATAATGAGATATGGAACTTCATACGCAGATTCCGTATTTGACAAATATTTTACAATTGGTCCATGGAGTAGTTTTATTTCCTGTGTTTCTGAAATGAGACAAGCAAAATGGGAAAGACCCCATTTACCAGTGACACCTTGGATTCCTTCACCTTGGCAAGTTGGTCAATATAATTTTGGAATAGGTACAATATATAAAAGAGACAATAAAGACAGCACATATCCTTGGGGTAAAAATCAAGGAGTTAATCAAATGCCAGTTGAGATTGGTCATAATCGTTGGCGATTTAGACTTATTGATAGTGAAACAGGTGGATTTACTGGTCCAACTGGATTGACAAATGGTATTAGAATTCTCCTAACAGGACAAACAGAACAAAATTTGCTTTCTTGGGTTTACAATGGAATTACGAGTGGAGTTACATATGTATTTTCTTATTACGTCAACACATCTTTAGGAAATACAAACTTTAATTTCGGACTTAATAATTATAGAAATACTCATTACAACAAACCAACAGGAATAACATTTTATCAAACTTTACCAGCTGCAACTGGACCATTCTATTCATTCACTACAGGTGGAATATATTATCCACCGGGAACCTCAAATTGGACTCAAGTCCAGTATGAGTTTTCAGTTCCATCCGACGATCCTTTGAATCCAACATTCAATCCCACACTTGAAGTTAGTGTATTTGAAAACTCCATAGAAACTACCACAGAACCTGGAGGAATGACACTTGCTGGAATGACTTTATTTATTGCTAATCCAACATTTGAGATAAAGGGATCTACTACAAACACTTCTGTATTAGAAATAACATCGATTTTATCAGAAGATAATCAAATTATAGGAACAGATGGCCCTCCATGTGGTTTTGCAGTGTGTGAGCCGGGTTATAATTCACGTCAAGCAGTATATAATGCTGGTAATAGAGGTAATAGTGCATATTTCTATGAATTAGTAAGACATTGTTGTTTGTTGGGAACCAAGGCATTTGGATGGTTCAATGCATTTTCATTCATAGATAATTCTTATCCGGGAGCAAGAGCCTATGGATTTAATGAACAAAAAGCATTGGAAACTGGGAAACAAGTAATTGCCTTGACAAAAGGATTCTCTGGTTTTATAGAAGACTATAAATTAATAAATGAGACTCTACATGATGTTCATCAAAAAATAAAAGGATTTACATTAACAACTGCTGGTTTGCATGAACGCTGGAATTGGTCACTACCTTATCATGCTTCTGCTGCACCTGATGCAAGGGGTCAAACATGGTGGTGGAGAATTACAGTACAAAATGGATACACACTTTATGTTAATGGAATGACTTTGCCAACACCGACTGGTGAAGTTGGACTGTGGTTGGGTACAACTGGCCCAACATTGGCTGGTGTCAATATTTCTTCAAGTGGGCCAATTTTACCAAAAGAACCAACAGGAATAACTGCTTTAAGAGAATTTAATTTCTATCAAATGAATTCTTTGGCTGATTTGACTGGAAATTCTCTGTCGTTCAGTCGCGGATCATCTGCATCATTTATTGGTGCAAGTGGGTTCTTAGTCACCGTAGGTTCAGGACAACCTCGTTTCCATTATGATCCAGAAACATTAACACCAAGAGGAATTTTACTAGAGCCATCTGTTGCAAATCAATTGAACTGGAGTGAATCGTTTGCATCAACTGGTGGAATTCAAAACAACTGGGTTGATACAAATCTAACAAGAACAACCGGAAACACATCTCCAGCAAATGATTTGTCTGCAATAAGATTCACTGCCACAGCAGCAAATGCCACATTGTTGTCTACAAATCCTGTGTCAAACACAACAGATGATAAAGTATTTAGTGTGTGGTTGAAAGGAATTAGTGGAAATGAAAGTGTTCAATATACTGTTGATGGTGGAACATCTTGGAA